ACTCCAAGGACACCTAGAAGATGGAAATCATCTAAAAGAGTTTTAATTTTCCTAGCAGTTACAGGTCTGGCAAGGGTATTGATCTTTGCTGTCCCTGTAGTGGGTGTTTGGTTTGGTGTAACTCAAACAGAGGAGGTGCGTAATGAAAACTGACTACACAGAGAAACTTTGGTTTCCTGTCAGAGTGTGGGAGTTTACAAGTCCTAAGTCTCTCTGGAAAAAGACGTTTGAATTAGCACAAAAAGAAGAATACAGAGCATATAATACAGATGGTGGAGTAGGCACATCGCATCCACACCTTGAGCAACGTCCCGAGTGGAATGAGTTGAAGGTGTGGTTAGAATTATGTGCCAATAAAATCCTAAAGGATAACAAATTCCTTGCTGATAGGATGGAAATTACATCAATGTGGTGTAATAGAGCGAATGCTGAGACAGGTCATCATCACACTCCACATAGACATCCCATGTCTTATTGGAGTAGTATCTACTACATTACAAAAGCAACTCCTACTACGTTTGTAGACCCTCTTGCACAGAGAGAATGGGCACAGTTGCATTTAGATGGAGGTCCGTATCCAGAAACTAGATATAATTACTGTCCAGAGCCAGGCACACTATTAATTTTTCCTGCTTACCTAGTGCATGGGTCACAACCTAACGTAAGAGTGGTTGATAGACTCACACTTGCTGCTAACTTTTTCCCTTTTGGAAATCAAAATATAGGTGGATGGGATGTGCCTATGATGAATCTAGAAAAGAAGGATGTTAAATGAAAATCAACAAACTATTTCCAGTTATAGTCCCAGAATTTACCTATGAAGAAGATCTTGAAGAAATTAAAGAATCTCTTAGATCCGAGAGAAGAGAGCAGTTTAATTTTCCAGAGGGAGTTGAGACGACGTGTGGCAACCTTCACAAAAATGAGAGATTCCACTCGCTCGTAGAGTGGTTTGAAGAATGTCTAGAAGAATATAAAGTGACATTTGCTTTACAATGTGATAGACTAGACATATCACTCATGTGGGGCAACATTGCACCTGCAGGATCAGGGGTAGGGCACCCACGACACAGACATAATATGTCATTAGTCTCAGGAGTTTTCTATCTTACAAATGGAGTAGCAACAGTATTCCATGATCCAGTATATCCTCGCACAATGGACTGTATGGAGGTCATATCTGACAATCTTAAAGTCCGTGGAGGTCCTATAGAAAAGATCGCAGCAGAAGAGGGTAAACTCATTCTGTTTCCTTCATGGTTAGTCCATGAAAGTGATCGCCATTTCTTTGATTATGATAGGATGACCATTAGTTTTAATGCGTTTCCTGCAGGAAATATAAATCCTGGTCCTTTTGACTATCCAATGGCAAACATTGAAGTATTATGAGATACATTAAGACACCGCTCAGATATCCTGGCGGTAAATCCAGAGCAGCAGAAAGACTACTCAAACTAGCACCACAATGTAAGGAGTTTAGAGAGCCATTTCTGGGTGGTGGTAGTGTTGCACTACGATTTACACAAGATAATCCTACTGCAGATGTATGGGTGAATGACCTGTATGGACACCTCTATAATTTCTGGAAGGTATTGCAGTCAGACTATAAGAATTTGTCTGATTCACTCATAGAATACAAGAATTCACACAATGATGAGGTCTTGGCAAAAGAATTGTTTAACACTGCCAAGGAGTCTATCGCTGACGCTGAATCATTTGATGCAGCATGTTACTTTTGGATCTTAAATAAGTGTAGTTATAGTGGTTTGACAGAAAATTCGTCGTTTTCTAAGACTGCATCCAAGCAAAATTTTACAGTCAGTGGAGCACAAAATCTGAAGTCAGTAGGTGCACTCATAGGTCACTGGACTATCACCAATTATGACTATTCAGAGGTCATGAATGACGATCATGACCATAGAGGTGACGTATTTGTATTTCTAGATCCTCCATACAAAATCAAGTCATACTTGTATGGCACAAACGCTGAGTTACACAAGGATTTTGACCATAAAATCTTCTATGATAACTGTCAAGTGTGTCCACACAAGTGGATGATCACATATAATATTGATGATGAGATAGAAGAGTGGTATGATAACTATAAGCAAGAGTATTTTCAACTAACATACGGTATGAAACATAGAGGTAGTAAGAATCGTAACCAACAAGAGTTATTAATCAAGAATTACGAGGCAAAAGTCGCTAATCCTCTAGAGGTAATGTATGCAGGATGATCTAGCACAACTGATTAGGCAACAACTTATATCTCTACCTCACCTAGAGGTTGTAGAGACTGATCATAAGTTAATTGAGCATGAAAAAGTCACTATTCACAATGAAATGTGGAAGTGTAAAGGTCTCAGAAAAATACATCTCGAGAGAGCAACACTAGAAGACAGGTTAAAGATAGTCCATTGTGTTTTTTACCCAGATCCTGAGTATAGAATCCCTATTTTTGGGTGTGATATCATAGAAACACCAAAGCAAGTCACTGCTGCTATCGTTGATATTTCTCCTGTGCATGGTGTTAGTTTTGACTATCAACTTGCTCCAATATGTGACAGATATCACTTCACAAACGATAGAATTCTACCTCAATGGGCAGAAGAAGTCTTCTCACCTTACTGTAAATTTGCTAGGTTAAATGATGATCAGGACAAAAGAATTTATCTTGATGTAACTAAAGAATATCTACGAGAATTCGTCAAATATGTTAGAATAGCAGAGAAAGATTACAAACATAAGGACTGGATATCTATCATGAAAAGAATAGACGATCAGTCTTGGTATTGCACATCACAGAGGAAGAATAAGAAGACAAAAGCAGTGTTAACGCAGTGGTTTGACGAGGAATGGGCAGACAATTATATCAACAACGTATTATTTGACAAACCTTTTATTAATTATGGCACAAGATTACAATCCGTTTGACTATGTTAACTCTATAAACTTAAAAACTGCAGATTACACCAGTGATGAGGGGTATATGAGGCATTATCCTGCATTCATGGTCAACAAGGCACTGTCATATTTTATCGACACCATCATGCACTCCAATGAGATGAATAGATTGGGTGCAAGTCTAGACAAGGACATGCAATATAACTTTTTTATACATAGTGTTAGGAAATCTAAGAGGTTTTCTCCTTGGGCAAAGAAGTCTACTAACCCCGATCTAGACATAGTAAAACAATACTATAACTACTCCACAGAGAAGGCAGAGCAGGCACTAAAACTACTCAGTAAGGAAGAAATCCAAGTAATTAGGTCTAAATTATCCGTTGGAGGAATTAAATGAGTGACGAGATCAACTGGTCTCCTAGCATGATGGTTGAGGTTACATTAAAAGAGCCAGATGACTTCCTAAAGGTTAGAGAAACCCTTACCAGAATCGGTGTAGCGTCCAGAAAAGAGAAGAAGCTATATCAATCGTGTCATATCCTGCATAAGAAGGGTAAATACTACATCGTACACTTCAAAGAGTTGTTTGCTCTTGACGGTAAACCGTCTAACATGACAACTAACGATGCTCAACGTAGAAACAGAATCGCTAGACTATTATCTGATTGGGGTCTCATAATTGTGTCATCACCTGTAGCAGATACAGACTTGGCACCGTTAAATCAGATCAAAGTCCTGTCATATAAAGACAAAGGCGAATGGAATTTAGAGAGTAAATATAATATCGGAAAGAAAAAACAACCTGTAGAAACTGTGAGTAAATAAACACCTATATAATAATAGTGTAGGCATATACCATGGCAGAAGTAAAAGAAAAACCAAAAGGTCCTATAGGTAAACTTAAAGAAGTAGTCGAAGATAAAGAAGAGCAACTTCAATACCTAGCAACACTCATAAGAGTGATAGTCCTCGTGTGGTCAGCAGGAATTTTAACTTTAAACTACGTTAAAATACCAGGCTACGAGAGAGGAGAGAGGATTGATCCAACTTTCATAGCTTCGGTCTTCACAGGAACTTTAGCTACCTTCGGTGTCGCTGCGGGAGGTAAGAAAAAGAAAGATGAAGGTGGTGGTAGTGCCAATATATCTAAAAAAGATATGGAGTTTCTTATTGCTAAGGCATCAGAGACTGCACCTGCTCAAACTATCAGGATTGAATCTGGTCCTGTAAAAATTGTCCCAGACACTAAGTAATCATGCAAAAAATTATTAACGGAATCGCTATTTTCTCAGGTGTAGTAGCACTTGGAGTAGTTGGTCTCGGTGGATATGTATTCATTAGAAAGGATGCAATCATTGAAGACGTTAAATCAAAAATTACAGAGGCAGCACTAGGATCTGTTACTGGATCTCTACCAGACATGCTTCCTGATGCAACTGGTCCTGCGATCCCTGATTTTGGTGGCACAGGAATGCCTAAATTCTAGGAGGTCATCATGCTCACTAATAAGTGGAAGTGGATATCATTTGGTGTGGTAGGCAGTCTATTCGCTGTCTCACATCTTGGTATGATTGGATATATTGCTACAAGAGAGAAGGAAGCACCACTACCATCAGTGGATTTACCTGTAGGTCCTTACACATCATATAAGGTGAGTGTATCGGACGAGGGATATGCTATTTCATATTCAGCAAACGATCCAAAGACAGCATTTATCACTAAGGACATCAAAGAGAAAGGTGGATTCTTAGGACTTGCAACTGAGACTACTAAGGTCACAGAAGAATACTTCATGGATGGTCAGATCAATCAAGGTGGTGCAGTATCTAATACTAGATCATGGATAGATCAGAAGCCTGGTTTGACTGTAGGACAGGCAGCAGAGATAGGTGCAATCAGACAATCAGAAGAATGTATCAAGGCAGTTGGAAGTGCAGAAGGCACAGGTAGATTGGTTGGCACATCCATTGGTGCTGCAGCAGCACCTAGTCTTAGCACTATACCATTCGTAGGATGGGTAGCAGCAGGATGGGTAGCAATGTTTGGTGGTAATCAAGGTGCAGAGATAGGTGGAAATATGGCAGAGGACTTGAATAAGAACTGCTGATGACTATCCCTAATATACAGATCAACAGCAGTCACGTTGATACTATAGGGATATTCAAGGTTAACGTGCCAGAGTGGTTAACATCCACTCCGACACATGCTGTACCTAATCATCCACCTGCTACTGTCATTATAGGTAGTCCTATTATTGACATGCCAGGTTGTGTTGAGACACACGAGTTTAGTGATAGAAATAATAGTATAATTAAAGACGATGAAGATAATCTATTAGTATTCTGTGATGCAGAGTATCCATCTTATAATGCGATGGATTATGAGCCTGATCAGTTACAGTTACAGATGGAGGCAACACCTCCACCTGTTGTTGAGCCACCACCTGCACCAGATGTAAATGCACCTGAGGTGCCACCAATAGATCCACCTGAGACTGAGTGTCCTGCACCTAATCAGCCGCGAGTGGGTGACCTAACACAGGATGGTAGTGAGAAAGTCATAGGTCATGAGCTACAAGGCACTACCTGTGTGGTATTGTATGAAGATACTACAGTAATCGAAAAATTTTTACCCTCTACAAATCAAGTGAGCACTACAGCAGCGATAGCAGTAGTCGCAACAGCCGCGGCTGCTGCTACACCTTTACTATTGAGAGTCATAAAACCAGTCATAAAAAAACTCACGACCACTGTCCAAAAGAAACTTGGAAAGCATCGTGAGTTGTCTAGGAATGAGATTATGACTAATAAGTATCGTGAGAAGAAAGGACTCCCTCCTCTCAAGATCACTAAGAAAAGTATTATTAACAGATATAAGAAGTAATTATAACTTAGAGTTGTTTCCTATAGAGATTTCTTTTAGGCTGCTTGCGTTGCCATTAGGTATCGTGTGTGCATGGGGAGCCACAACATTAACATTCTGCACCACAACATCAGCACATACACTATAATAAGGTGACTTTGGATGGAAGGTGATCCCAGCCTTCATCAGCTCACCGCAGTTTTTCAATCTCGCAATCTCGAAGTCTAATCTTTTATTTGCATGTGCTTGATTCATTAATGCTATATTTGCGTCTGCTGCTTCTTTACATTGTTCTTGTAATTTCTTATCTAATGGTTTAGACCACGTTGCTGAGACACCTAGTGAGAAATTATAGTTATCTTTCTGAGCTGTCCTAGTAGGGACGTAGTACAAAATATTACCTGGATTGTCTAACACACCGTCATCATTGACGTCTGACATGTCGTACACTGGCGAATCCCAATAATCCTCAAACGGTTTTTGAGATGATGCTGTTGCTGTGGCATATGGTGTAACGTTGAGGGTAGGACCCTGACACTGTATACCATTACCATATGTGTTAGTTATATATGGACCTTGTAAAACCTGTATAGCTTGGTTGGTCACTGAGCCAGAAGAATTCGCTATCGGTGATGCAGTCGCACTAACTCCACCAACTGTCTCTGCTATAGCAGAAGGCATAAACCCAGTCATAGCAAGGGATATCCCTATTGCTGAAAGATACTGGTTGTGTCTGTGACGCTTGTTACGGTTGTTTCTCTTTGTATTATTGTGTGATTCGACAAACCTGGTCCGCTGTACGTTTCCGTGAATTGAAACGGTGCACCTGGTGTTGTCTGTGTGAAGGTGGGTGTTGTCCCTACTCCTGTCCATGTTGAAGTCACTCCGTCAATAGTTACATTAGTTGTAGATGTGGTTGGTGATAAATTATCAGTTGTTGTAATTCCATTTCCTGTTACCGACCATTGATAGCCTGTATTATAATCCATGGAATTTATGGTCTCTTTCACCGTAGAAGTCGTTTCCGTGTGGGTAGTCATCGAACCTTGAGTGAAATTTGGTACCACAGGCACTGCTATGACTGGGGTTACGCCCATTGCAAAGAACATGAGGAATAGTTTATATGTATTCCTCATGATGTTAATCAAAGATAGTTACTTCGCTTACAAACTGACCTGTTGTGGTTGATCCAATGTTACCAGTACCTGTAAGTGTGATTGCATGAGCAGCAGTAACAGTACCTGGTGCATTTGCTGAGCTATTCTGTGTGCCTGCAGATGTAATTGATACACTACCGAAGTCTGAATATTCAGATGCTGTACCTGCTATGTCACCCTTAGTGAATGACTGAGCAAAGGAAAAGGATCCTGATCCTGTCTGTGTTCCTGTGATAGATCCTACTGTTGCGACACCTGTTGTGCCATCGTAGGTGTTAACTCCAATACCATTTGCGGTTGCACTAGATGCACCTGCTGCTGTATGGGATGTTGTCACGTTTGTACCTGAGACTGAAAAAGAATTTCCAACTCTTGAATAGGTTGCTGTTTGTGCATCTACTGTGTGTTGTAAACTTGACTGGTGTCTAGTTGACAATCCACCTGCATTTGCAGCTGATCCTAGGGACAATAACATAATAAAGAATAATGTTTTCTTCATTTTATCCTCGCGAGGGATTACTACTGTAGCTTTATTTAGCATAGTTTATATTACGGTATTCTGTAACAATCGAGACGGTAGTCACCATATACAGTTACATTACTTCATGGTTAAATAGTAGTGTCGCCTTCGGGGACACAAACAACTAACTCGCTTTTAAAGGAGAATTATGAAACTAACTAAATGGACATCTAAGGATGTCGATGCAATCTTTGATGCAGCAAATCGCTACAGTGTAGGGTTTGACGATCTATTTTACAGACTACATGCATATGGAATAGGGTCTCCACAGACACAATACCCACCATATAATATTGTTAAGGAGTCTGACGAGACATGGAGAATCGAATTAGCACTAGCAGGATGGGATCCAAAAGATGTAGAGGTCTCAACAGAAACAAACGTGCTGATAATCAAGTCAGTAGATAAAGATGAGACTGACAGTCAAGAGTATATACACAGGGGTGTGGCAGCAAGATCATTCTCTAGAGGATTTAACCTCAGTGATGATGTAAAGGTAGGTGATGTTAAGTTTACCAATGGATTGCTATCTATTACTCTAACTAAGATCATTCCTGATCATCAAAAACGTAAGGTATATGATATATCTTAAAATTAAGGAGGTGCTTGACACCTCCTTTTTTCATGGTAAGATAAATAGGTCACTAGTCTTTCTAATATGAGTATCAAAATTGCTAGGATGGTTAACGGCGAAGATGTAGTCGCTGACATTAAAGAAGTAAGGAATGCACCGTCTAAGGATTTCACAAGTAATCCAGAGGATCTTCGTGTGCTTGCTTATGAATTTAAAGATGCATTTTCTATTCAATTAGAAATGAATGAAAAGGATTTCCTTGTAGAAGAAGAAGGGAATGGGGAGAATCCACTAAAGGATATCCGTATGAGATTTTATCCATACTTCCCACTAACAGTCGGGGCAAATTTTATTTCCCTACACCATGTTGTAAGTATTGCTGACCCTCATCACGAGGTGCTCAAAAGATACGAGCAAGCGTTGACCACTATTAAAAATTCAAAACCCCAAAAAGATGATGTTAAAGTTGATTATACTGAAATCCCACCCGAAGGTCTTCTTGTTGGGTGACGTTGTAGAATTAGACGAAGAACCTAGTTACCTCTTACAAAACTGCCATGAAGTTACAGGTCATGGACTGTCAAAGTATCCTCCCTACTCAGATCAAGATGATCTATTCCTAGAGAGCACAGATGTATTGACTGTTGTAGATCCATCACCTGCTATTGCAAAGAAGTATCTAGTCATGTTAGAATCAAAGGATAAGAAAGCAAAGAATGAGTGATTTTTATACTAACGTAATTATCTTCGGAGATACAGCGTTGGTAAGGGGATATCGAAACGGTGAGCGTGTGCAATACCGTGAGAAGACATCCCCTTCTCTGTTTCTAGTGCCCACTAATCAGTCAAAGAAGTCTAAGTATAGGACTCTTGATGGTAGGTATGCACATAAGAAAAAGTTTGACGGAGTAAGAGAGGCAAGAGATTTCCTACAGAGGTATTCTGATGTAGAAGGTATGGAAGTGCATGGATATGAGAGGTTTGTCTTCCAACATATCGCACAGAAGTTTCCTAATCGTGTCAACTATGACATAAAGAAGATGGGTATATGGACTATTGATATTGAGGTTGCATGTGAGAATGGATTCCCCGATGTAGAAGCATGCCAAGAGGACATGCTATGCATTACCATGAAGAATATGATCACTAAGAAGATCATTACATGGGGCACAAGAGAGTATACAGCACCTGACATTGTAGAGTATCGTGTATTTAATACTGAGCATGAGATGCTACAGGACTTCCATAAATTCTGGGTGCATAACACTCCTGACATCATCACAGGGTGGAATAATAACTTCTATGACATGCCTTATATCTGTCGTAGGATTGAAAAGATCCTAGGAGAGAAGTGGATGAAGAGTCTCTCACCTTGGAATGTTGTGAAAGACCGCATCGTAAATGTGCAAGGCCGAGCAAATCTCGTCTATGATATTCTTGGTGTAACTATCCTAGATTACCTTGATCTATACAAAAAATTTACCTATTCTGCACAAGAATCATACAGTCTAGAGCATATATCTACAGTTGAGTTGGGAGAGAATAAGTTAGACCATAGCATGTATGAAAACTTCAAAGACTTTTATACCTCAGACTGGAAAAGATTTGTAGATTACAACATACATGACGTTGAGTTGGTTGATCAACTAGAAAGCAAGATGAAACTTGTTGAGTTGGCAGTCACCATGGCATACGATGCTAAAGTAAACATTGATGATGTATTCTCACAGGTAAAGATGTGGGATACTCTCATATATAATGACTTATATTCAAAGAATATTGTCGTGCCCCCTAAGGTCACCTCTGATAAGGATGACAAGTATGCAGGAGCATATGTAAAAGAACCTATACCAGGTGTTTATGACTGGGTGTGTAGTTTTGACTTGAATTCTTTGTATCCACACCTTATAATGCAATATAATATATCCCCAGAAACACTCGTAGAGGAGAGACACCCACGAGTATCAGTAGATAAGATCCTTGACGAAGAGTTTACTGCCCATCCTGATTACGCTGTCTGTGCTAATGGTGCTCAGTATCGTAAAGATATACATGGATTTCTTCCTAAGATGATGCAACGCATCTACGATGAAAGGAAGATATTCAAAAAGAAAATGCTTGCCTCCAAACAAAGGTTTGAGGAGACAGGTAATACTAGTCTATTGAATGATATTTCCACATATAATAACATTCAAATGGCAAGGAAGATTCAACTCAACAGTGCCTATGGTGCTATTGGTAATCAATACTTCCGTTACTACAACTTGGCAAATGCTGAGGCAATCACTTTGTCTGGTCAAGTCTCTATCAGATGGATAGAAAACAAGATCAACAAGTTTCTAAATAAATTATTAAACACGGAAGGTAAAGATTATGTTATTGCTAGTGATACCGATTCCATTTATTTGCATATGGATCCTTTGGTTAAAAAGGTATTCAAGGAGCGAGAGGAGAGCGATCAAAGCGTATTGCGGTTCCTTACGAAGGTGTGTGACGTGGAATTTGAAAAGTATATACAGAATTCTTATGAAGAATTGGCAACCTATGTAAATGCTTACGAGCAGAAGATGTTTATGAAGAGAGAAAACATCGCTAATCGTGGTGTATGGACTGCCAAGAAGAGATATATTTTAAACGTATGGGATAGTGAGGGTGTAAGGTATCATGAGCCTTCACTAAAGATCATGGGCATTGAAGCAGTCAAGTCTTCTACCCCATCATCATGTCGTGGAGCACTCCGTGAAGTCCTTAAACTCATGATGAATACTGATGAGAAGGAAGTGCAGCGTTTTGTCAGACAGTTTGAGAAAAAGTTTAAGTCACTACCTACAGATGAGATCGCATTCCCCAGATCGTGTAACAACTTACAGAAATATCATCATCCTAAAAAACTTTATGGAGCACATTGCCCCATTCATGTCCGAGGTGTGCTATTATATAATAACTCTATCAAAGAGCAGAAACTTACACATAAATATCCCCTCGTAAAGGAGGGTGAAAAGATCAAGTATGTCTTCCTCAAGACACCTAATAAACTTGGTCGTCATGGGGAGAAGGGTGACTTCCAAAATGTCATCTCCTTCTTTAGGACTCTACCTCCTGAGTTTAAACTAGAGGAATATATTGATTATGATATGCAATTTAACAAAGCATTTCTTGATCCACTTACCGTTATCCTTGACACGATCGGATGGTCTGCAAGGCAACGTGCAACACTTGAAGCAATGTTTGGATGATTATGACTAGCAGTTTTTTTACTGGAATTATAAAGGAAATTGATAATGAATTTGCAGCAGTTGCCAGTGATGGTATCTCTGCAGGTGACATTACACAATATGTTGATACTGGATCTTATATACTCAATGCTTTATTGAGTGGCAGTGTCTACGGTGGTCTACCTTCTAATAAGATCACAGCACTAGCAGGTGAGAGTAGCACAGGTAAAACATTCTTTGCCTTGAGTGTTGTCCGTCACTTCCTAGATACAGATCCTGATGCAGGTGTCATATACTTTGAATCTGAGTCTGCTATTAGTAAGCAAATGATTGAGTCTCGTGGTATAGATTCTAAACGTATGATCATTGTCCCTGTGACAACCGTACAAGAGTTTCGCACACAGGCAGTTAAGATTGTAGATAAATATTTGAAGCAGAAAGAGTCTGATCGCAAACCTCTGATGTTTGTATTGGATTCACTTGGCATGTTATCTACCTCTAAAGAGATAGAAGATACTGAAGCGGGTAAAGAAACTCGTGACATGACTAGAGCACAAGTATTAAAAGGTGCGTTTAGGGTATTGACTTTGAAACTAGGTCTTGCTAATGTACCTATGATCGTGACAAATCATACTTATGATGTTGTTGGATCTTACATCCCCACGAAAGAGATGGGTGGTGGTAGTGGACTTAAATATGCTGCATCGACTATAGTATATCTTTCTAAAAAGAAAGAGAAAGACGGCACTGATGTCGTTGGAAATATTATTAAAGTCAAGGCAGCAAAGTCTAGACTTACAAAAGAAAACGCACAAATAGAAACGAGGTTATTCTATGACGAACGAGGTCTTGACAGATATTACGGACTATTGGAGTTGGGTGAAAAGTATGGAGTCTTCGAGCGGGTTGGTAACCGTTATCGCATTGGCGAGTCTAATGTATATCCTAAATCAATCCTTGCTGATCCAGAAAAATACTTCACCAAAGAAATAATGCAGGCACTAGACGAGAGTGCTCAAAAGGAATTTAAGTATGGCGAGTGATCTAAAAGATTTTATTCGAGTATATGATGATGTGCTCGACTCCAACCTGTGTAAGAATGCAATCAAATCTTTTGAGGAGAATGCAGAAGCACATGATCGTTGGGAGAATCAATTCAAACCACAGTTTACACAGTTGAATGTTACTCTCCTCGCTGAGAAGGAGAATAATAAAGCATGGGGTGTGATACAAAACGAATTGATTGCTAAAATACAATCAGTATCTGAATACTACATGAAAGATACTGCATGCTCACCATTCTGGCCACCCAAGAATAGTATTGAGCAGATCCGTATGAAAAAATATACGGCAGAGACTGAGGATAGATTTGATATCCACATTGATGTAGGTGACTATGCATCCGCACGTCGCTTTCTTGTTATGTTTTTCTACCTAAATGACGTAGAGGAAGGAGGAGAAACATCCTTTCCTAATCTAGACATGAAGGTCAAACCTAAAGAAGGTAGTGTGCTTTGCTTCCCTCCACTATGGATGTATCCTCATCTAGGTGAGCAACCTATCAGTAATGACAAATACATTATAGGCACATATTTACACTATCAATAATGCCAGGTATAGAAGAAATTGTAATCAGTAATCTGATTACCAACCCAGACTACATGAGAAAGGTATTACCTTTCGTTAAGGAAGAATACTTTGATGATCTATCACAGAAGGTGGTATTCAAAGAAGTATCTACCTTCATAGAAACGTATGACAATCTTCCAGAGCCTAATGCTATCGCTTTAGAAGTTGAGAAACGTAAAGATTTAACAGAAGATGCTGTCAATAAGGTTTTAGAGATACTAAGTGGACTAGATAAGACGGAGTATAATGAAGATTGGTTGCTTGACACTACAGAGAAGTGGTGTAGAGAGCGTGCCATATATAATGCTCTGATGGAGTCTGTCCAAATTGCTGATGGTCAAGACAAGGCTCGTAATCAGGATGCCATACCGACAATTATGTCAGAGGCATTGTCTGTTTGTTTTGATGACCATGTTGGACACGATTACATAGAGGACTCAGAGTCACGTTATGACTTCTACCATAGAAAAGAAGAGAAAATCCCATTCGACCTTGAATTTTTTAACAAAATTACAAAAGGTGGGTTGCCTAATAAGACTCTCAATATCGCACTCGCTGGTACTGGTGTCGGGAAAAGTTTATTCATGTGCCATATGGCTAGTGCCGTCCTCTTGCAAGGCAGAAACGTACTCTACATTACACTTGAAATGGCAGAGGAGAAAATTGCTGAGCGAATTGATGCCAACCTCCTCGACGTCCCAATCCAACAGTTAAGTGATCCACTATTCAGCAAAGGAAAGTATCAATCTAAGATAGAAAAGTTACAAGACAAGACACAGGGTCGTCTTGTAATCAAAGAATACCCTACTGCATCTGCACATGTTAACCACTTCAAGTCTTTACTCAATGAGTTGTCACTAAAGAGAGGTTTTCATCCTGAGATTATCTTTGTAGATTATCTAAACATATGTGCATCTTCCAGATACAAAAACAACATAGTTAATTCTTACACCTATGTCAAAGCAATCGCAGAAGAGTTACGAGGACTGGCAGGAGAATTCAATGTCCCCATCGTGTCCGCTACGCAGACCACTCGCTCTGGTTATGGGAGCAGTGACGTCGAGCTTACCGATACTAGTGAGTCTTTCGGTTTACCTGCTACTGCTGATCTTATGTTTGCACTTATTGCAACCGAAGATCTAGAAGCAATGAATCAGATTATGGTCAAACAATTAAAGAATAGATATAATGACCCTACAGTTAACAAACGTTTTGTGTTAGGTATTGACAGAGCGAAGATGAGGCTGTATGATTGTGAGCAAAGTGCTCAAGATAATATTCTTGATAGCAATCAAGAAGAATTTACAACTGATACCAAATCTAAATTCAAAGGTTTTAAAATATGAAGGTTAATCCTGGCGGTTTCGCTCCTACCCCTGAGATGGATGGTGGAGACGACATACAACAGAAAGCAGAAAAGTTTTCTAACGCAGCGACTGATGCTGCTGACAATTTTGAGCAGGCAGCAAAAGATGCTGCAGCACAAGCACCTAAAGATGCTAAAGACGTTGCCTCTGACCCACGTTTCAACAGTGCATATAAGACCAAAGAAAAGGTCAAGCAGAAAATGTCTAGTGCTGAGAAGAAAGCAAAGCAAACAGAAGAAGATGGTAAGATCAAGATCGATTTCGACAGGTATGCTGAGTTTGTAGATCAAACATGCTCTAACCCTAGTAAACACTATGATGTATTCAGACAGCACATGGATGCACTAGAAAAGAAAGGATGTAAAATCAATCGTCTAGACACTGCTGCATCTGGTATCTCAGCAGAGGGTGGAGAGTTTATGGAGATTGTAAAGAAGATTAAATATCAAGGCAAACCATGGAATGAAGACACCAAGGATCATCTCATTAAGGAGTTGGGTGACGTATTGTGGTATGCACAGAATGCATGTGCTGCACTAGACATTCGTATGGATGAAGTTATATACATCAACACACTTAAGTTAGCAGCACGCTATCCTAAGATGAAGTTTGACGAATACTACTCTGAGAATAGAAAGCCAGGTGATATTTAAGATATGGAAGTATAGTCTAGGAAGTTTCAGTGATGAGAAAACGAAAGACTATGATAATTATGTGGTCATTGTACGATCTCTTATCTTTATTAGCTATCTCATCACTAATTGTTTTATTATTAGCGGAGTAATCCGCCATTGGAATAATAGATCTGAGTGCGATAAATATAGTTATGGCACGCAAGAAAGACAACGAGCCTCTCTTAGATGGGGAGGGCAACGCAGCATCACCTCTACTAGCAAACGCAGGATTCCAGTATGAATTCGACGTTATCAGATCGTTGCGTGACAAAGGTTTTGATGTGTCTGACCCTGCAGGTGCAGACAATACAAAGGCAGACTTAGAATTAAAAAAGGCAAGTAGTATAGTAAAGTTTGAATTAAAGGAAAAGTTATCTGCTGACTTTGCTCAGATGAATTTTGACTTTGATACATCAGCAATGAAGTTTACTATTGATAAGACTAAGGCAAGTGCTCAGAAAGAAGCAGCACTTACCATGATAGGCATTGCTGAAAACTTTAATATTATAAGAGAAGCAAACGATCATTGGAAACCTGCAAAGAATACACCTGCCAAGTTTACATTAAAGAATGATGCGACTCTACAACAACGTAAGAAAGGTCTTGAGTTAGATCTTAAAAGATTTCCAGACAAGTATTTGGCAGAGGGTCGTGCTGCAGCAAGAGAAGTAGAAACATATTATAATTCTAAGAGCACCTTTTACATACAGATAAAAGGAAAGGGACTATATTATATGGGTAGAGACCCAGAAGGATATGGATGCCCACGGTTTTCTGACTCAGTAACTAGTAGTAATATCAGGATTCGTCTTAAGACTAACTCAAAGTCAAATGCACGATGGTCGTTTCTGATGGCACTTAAGATAAACAACATACGTCCTAGTAGCATGGATTTGGACGGTGACACAGGGTTTCTATCCACATGATAAAGTGGCACACTACTTTCCCATTACATAATAAAGTATAGTATCATAGAAGTATGGCAAAGAATACTCACCTAGAGCATTTAGAAGATGATATTTTTAACGCTGGCTCAGCTGGTGCTAAGAATAGCATTGCCTTTTTAGAGTCTCTCCGTGACATGCTATCCTCTGGTAAAGGTGGTGGCAACACGAAGGTCACTGTAAAATGGGACGGTGCTCCTGCTATTGTGTGTGGTAAAGATCCACAGACAGGAGAGTTTTTTGTCGGCACTAAGTCAGTCTTTAATAAGACTACACCTAAGATAGGATACAATGAAGACTTCATCGACTTTCACTACGAAGGTGCTATCAATGGTATCCTCAAGCAATGCTACAAGCAACTTAAGAAGTTACCCATTGACGGCATACTACAAGGTGACCTCCTCTATACTTCTACCCCTCCTCTTGTTACCGTTAGTGGCAAGCGAGGTTATAGATTTAAACCAAATACAATCACTTACATTGTAGATCAAGATAGTGAGATGAGTGGTAAGGTTGCAAAATCTACCATGGGCATTGTCTTTCATACCCGCTACGTTGGTGGTAGCATGGACTCTCTATCTGCAACATTCGGTGCAGATGTTAAAGGTCTACAGGGTGTCAAAGACATTGCAGTATTCTCATCTGAATTTACTAATGTAAATGGTCTCGCTAATCTAAGTATCAGCGAGAAGAATAACATCAACAATACTATTAGACAAGCAAAGACTAATCTCAGGTCAGGCGGTAAGTTTCTAGACGTTATATCTAAAGACAAATCTGCCATGTCTCCTGCCTCTATGTTTAAGATCTATTTCAACCAAGTTATACGTCAAGGAAAGATTCCTAACACGTCACAGAAGATGACACAGGAGTTTATTAAATTCCTAGATGACAGATATAAGAAGGAAATCATCAAGAAAAAGACTCCTAAAACACAAGAGCAATGGGAAAAGCGTAGATCTGACTCTGTTTCTTTTCTAAATAGTAACAAGACTATTATGTTTTCTGCACTCAGTGGGTTTAGAAACCTCATGGATGCAAAGAATATGATTATAAATAAACTCAAAAAGATTGAAGGTGTTGGCACCTTTCTTGAAGACGAGTCAGGTTATCGTGTAACAAGTCCAGAAGGATTTGTTGCTATCAAAGATGGCACTGCTCTTAAACTTGTTGACAGACTAGAATTTAGTCGTGCCAATTTCACCGTAGCAAAAGACTGGGGCTAATGCGTTTTCTAGATTTCATTAAAGAAGCAAAAGAGACTACCACAAAGAAACCCTCACCATCCGCGAAGGGTCAATCTTCTAGTACAAATAAAAAAAATGATGCTGACCCCCACGTTGCAATTACTTTTGGCAGGTTTAATCCTCCTCATGCTGGCCATGGTAAGTTACTCGATGCTGTTAGATCTCACGGAGGCGACTCGGGAAACTACCGAATCTACCCTAGCAGATCCCAAGACCACAAAAAGAATCCCCTCAACGCAGACCAAAAAGTAGGTCACATGCGTAAGATGTTTCCTCAGCATAAAGATAAAATCCAAAACAACGAGGCACACCGAAACATATTTGACATCTTAAAGGACTTGAATGACGAAGGTCATAAGCATGTCACTATGGTTGTAGGTGATGACCGTGTAAAAGAATTTGACTCACTAACTAAGAAATACAATGGAGTCCACTACGACTTCAATACAATAAATATAAAGTCTGCAGGAGCAAGAGACCCCAAGTCAAAAGATCCTATAGAGAAGTTGTCAGCATCTGCTATGCGTAAGCATGCTAGTGGTGATGACCACGATTCATTCCATGCAGGGATGCCTAAGGGTATCAGTCGAAAACATAGTCAACAGATGATGGCAGATGTGAAGACAGGAATGACACCCCCTCCTAAGAAAGGCAAAAAGAAAGATGTCAAGGAGTGGTTTGGTGAATCACTATGGGAGTTTGCACCTAAACTAGACTACAATACATTCCGTGACTTCTATATGCTCGAGCATATTTTTAAGGTAGGAGCATTAGTAGAGCACGACGACACAGGGTTAACAGGACATGTTGTCCATCGTGGCACCAACTATGTTATATTCCAAATGCCAGATGGCACTGAGCATAAAGCATGGTTGCATCACATCACAGAGAGAGAAGATCAATCCAACTACTCTGCTGATGATGGTAGTGGTAACACATGGAAAGTAGGCACAGATGCATACCGTAAGGCAGTCCAAGACATGACACCTGGTCAAGCAACAATCAAGTTTTCTGATTTTAGAAAGAAGACTAAGACTAAATAATAATACGTTTTAACGACTAACCCCTTAGTAAAGCAATGAC